GAAGACAACCATGACTTAGCACTTGGATATATAGCTAACGCATTAGGCGTTGATGATCAAGCTGAAGCCGAGGCATTACGCCTACGCGATGCGTGGATAGAACATCCAGACCACACAATATTGAAAGCATTAGTAATTGAACGAGCAATCTTTTTTGTCTTGCTTCCTTTCTTTAGATTCAATGGTGATGCTGGATTAAGAACTGTCAGTGCAGATATATCTAGAGACGAGCAAATACATGTAGCAACAAATAGTTTGGTATGTGCAGAGCTTGGTCTTACACCTAGTCCTTCCTTAGACAAATTAAGGAAGGCAACTATTAACTGGATCATGCAACCTTTAAATCAAATACATGACGATAAATATTTGAGCAAAAAATTTTGGCTCGATGCTAGTGATCGTTTGATGTATGAAGGTAAAGCTCCAGAATTTAATGACACCAAGGCTGCAAGAATGCCAGCTTTCTTTGAACATGCAAACACCAATCTCCCTCAATACTCTTAAGCTTCATAACGAACGGTTAGACAAGCTGCTAGTAAGACTTGAGGAAAACTTTGGTTGGAAACCTATCCATCCCAAAGAAGACATAAACACAATTATGTATCGCGCTGGACAAGCCAGTGTAATCGACTATATAAAATCCATCATGGAGGATGAAATTTAATGTGTATCTTTAGAAGACCTTCCCCACCACCAGCTCCACCACCATTACCACCAGCACCTGTACCACCTCCCGCTCCTCCAATGCCAGATGAGTTACCTGAAGCAGAAGTAAACCCAGTTAACCCTGCTATACAACAGGCTCAATCAAGGCTTGGAACTAAGAAAGGTAAGAAGGGTAGTACAAAAGATTTAAGAATAGATAAGAACCAACCAGCACCAGCACAAAGTGGAGCAACAGCTTCAATTAATACTGGAAATACTAATACCACTGGAGGTATTCAGTAGTGAAAGCACGGGAGAGATACAATCAACTTTCGACTTCACGTCAAATGTTCCTAGACAAAGCAGTTGAATGTTCTGAACTCACGTTGCCTTATTTAATTGATGACGATATATCATCAAGACCAAACCACAAATCATTAACAGTACCTTGGCAGTCAGTAGGAGCTAAGTGTGTAGTAACGTTGGCAGCCAAACTTATGTTGGCTGTCCTCCCACCACAGACAAGTTTCTTCAAGCTACAGGTACGTGATGACAAGTTAGGAGAAGAATTAGATCCCCAGATAAGAAGTGAATTAGACCTCTCTTTCTCAAAGATGGAAAGGATGATCATGGATTATATAGCTGCCAGTAATGATC